AGTTTTAACCCACAAAGCATTTGATAAATCCTCTGTCCATTTTATTATATTATCAAAACTCTTATCTGCATTGGGGTACTCGTACAATCCCCAGCCGCCAATTTTACCATGCAGGGTGGTATCGTTATTAACAGTTAGGTCATTGGTAGTAAGGCCATAAGCACCAATATTATCAGTTGCAGTTATGTTCTGGCCTTGGATATCAGCCATTGTTGTTATGTTTGCTGATGAATCAATCTCAGTTGTTAAGCCGGTCAAGTCAATATCAACTCTCGGTCTTTCGTCATTTGCAAACACAATTGAACATAAAAATAAAAGAAAGATAAATAGTATTCCCGATAGTAAATTTTTCATATTATTACCTTCCGTTCTCAATTGTTATTGTTGAACTCCAACCTGTCATATTATCGGTATCGTTGTTTTCTACCGTTAGATACATAACTTTTTGCAAGGGGCTATCCATATTGTGAAAATGGATAGGATCGAATGCAAAAGTTTCACCTCTGTTAGTAGTATTTTTAAGTAGAAACGTCTGCAATGTCGTTGCGTTGTCATCTTCACCTTCACTTAGCCAGGTGGAAGCATTATCGCTATTTGATATAAACCCGAACTCAACTACTTGACCATATAAAAATCCTGTATCTATCCGATAACATTGGGAACCACCAGCGGGAACCTCATCGGTACTTGTTATATAAAATTTTCTTGTTGACCCATCACTACTCACAGGTTTTTCAAGCGAAGGGGTTATGTCTATAGTATCCGCCCCGGCCTGTATCGTGAATAAAAAACAGATTACTATTAAAATTAAACTAAAAATTCTTTTCATTTTGATCTCCTTTGAAAAATTCCATAAACATCTTTTATTTGAAATTATTATATTACATCATTTTAACACGTTTGATTTAAACGCAAAAAACCTAGCTGTTTCAAGAGCTCTATTGTGTAAACAAATATCCCTCGCAACATTTCTAGGTTTGATCCTAACCTACCAATAAAATCAGTGATAAAAGACATCTTGTTCGACCTCCTTTATCAAGTTTTAAGATAGTGTTATATCAAGCTCACCTATTGCAAATTCTGGAGTATCACCAGGTGAAATCAATTTAGATGCTGTTAGTGCACCAAACATGATACAAGCGTCTGTAGCATCTCCAGCGTTAGCGTCTAACATGGCCCAATGTGACACGGTCTCACCTGAAACCCCGCAAACCGGGAAAGTTATTGCAGCTGTATTTTCTGTAGCGCCAGCAACCAATTCATCAAAAGCGTCTCCAGATGTAAGCGTAATACTTTTTCTCACATAATCAGTATAGGTTGTTTCAATCGCAGCCACCTGTGCTCCCGTCATAGCTTTACTTGGAAGTGATGTCAGTAAAGCAATATATACTGTTGTGCGTAATATTGTCGTTGCATCATCATTCCTTAAAATTTTTTCTAAAATCAAATTCGATTCTACGTCAAAAAAACCTGCCATTGTTTTTTCTCTCTCTATATGGTTTTAAAACCATTGAAATTAATTTAAAAAATTAAACGCCTAATCTTAACTCTGGTGTTACGCTGATCTGTTCTCCGGCATACTGAATTGGTTTTGCTGCACCAAACTTATTTACCCACAATAGAGTTTGTGGAGAAGAAAACATACAAACATAATAACCATATACATTCACTAATGTTCCGGCAGCAAATGTCCACGTTTGCTGGTCATAAGTTGATATCGACTGCAGAGATGTTACTGCCGGCGCTAACCACGTTGCCATGGTGAGTGTTTTTGCAACATAATCGTGAGTTGACATTTCAGTAAAATCGCCTACAACGGTATCCGCATCAACTGTTTCATCATTTACAAATAATTTTAAAAGTAAATCTTCAGCATTATCCAGCCCCAACTGTAATTCCAGAAGTTTATTTTTCCCACACTCAGGAATTGTAATTACATCAGCCATTTTTATCTCCTTTTTTTTAATTAATAAAAATTAATAATTAACTCGTTAATCTTCCAACAGCCTTAAGCCCCACATCGATTCCAGAACTTAATTTTTTATTATATATATTTAAAACCCAATCATGAGTGACGGGATCACCGTTAATATAATTATCCGGAAGCATGACATTTGCCATGTACTGCGGTTTACCTTTATACATCCTAAATAAAGATCCAACCCCGGCTTCAACATCAAATCGTACATTCCCACCGGTAACGTCAACGATGCTGCCATCAGACAGCCCCGCGATAGCCTTTCCTGATGGATCTATCCATAAAGGAGTGTCAAAGCCCCCTAAATCTTTAAACCCACCTGTATATTGAAGCGTGTTCGGTACAGCGCCAAATGGTTTTGTTGCTTGTTGATGATAACTCATCTCTTCAGGATTCGTCCCATGCAGATAAATTGTTCTATCTATTAAACCGATAAATAACCCTGATTTTGAAGCGGCGATCATCTGAGGTTCAGACTGAAATTCAACGAAGTTTTCATCGTCATTAAACCATTCATAACTCATTTCATCTGAATAGACTATTCTATTGCCTATAACACCCCATATCCGGCCATGAGCATAAGTTATCCATCTCATAGGATTGGGAGCATGCACAAAATCGTGAGGTTTAAGTGTCGTAGTTGCGTTCCCCTGTGGGTCTGCCATATAATATCTGCTGCCATTTGTTTCTCGGATCCATGATCTCTCATTCAACTGATCAATTATCAGCCCCCACTTTCGGATACTTCCACTTTCATAAACTCCACACCATCCTTTTTTCGAAATAAAAATACAATCTCCAATTTCAACATATGATAGGACTTCCCGGGTTCCAGGGATTGTCTGTATTAAAGTAGCGGTACCACTCGGTAAATCCAATAAGTATAACGCCTGTTCTACTCCACCGGCACATAAATCAACCAATAATCCATTAGACATGCTATGAGCATAAGGTAATGTTATCCGAAGTACGCGCCCCTCTCTCTGTTTAATACCTTCAGAATCAACCGTAGCATTAAGCAAAAGACCGGGTTGAAGAACATTATATCGCCCTAACTCCCCACCAGTTACATTATTCATTCCTACAAATCGAGATATATCTTCTTTCATATTTACAATCAAACAATACTGCTGTTAAAATATGGCCCTTGTGGGTTGTTCGCTTGACGGCCCAGAACAACGCTTTCTACTCCAGCGTTTATTTTTTGTGAATTAAGATATTTAGTTGCGTTTCTCGGAAACTGGTCTAATCTTCCGACTGTTGGATTTGCTATCTTATAAGCTTCTAAAACTAACTCTTCAATTAAAATATCGAATAATCCAAAAAAAGGAATGACAGAAGTTACTCCTGAGATTGTTGCCGGTTTCTTAAAATATTTACCTTTTATCGTTCTTTCAACAGATGTCCCTGGATATAAGTATAACGTTTGTCCTACTAATTGATATCTTAATGGGGTTCCGGTGTCTGCATATTGCAATATTTGGCTTTGATCCGTTATGGGAAGTAGGCCTTTTGTCTCACCATCAATCCATGGCTTGCCCATTAATCCCCAACAATCAGAATCTAAAGCTTTATGATCATCGTCGATTGCAAAAACCTTACTGAACGAACCCTCTATAAGATCACTCTTATATTTAAATAAAATCATAGCAATATACTGAACAATACTGTCAACCCACGGCGGCATAATGGTATTTAATTCCTCTTCTGCCGTGTCAACTTTAAATTGTATTTTTTCAATAATGTCTGAAACTGTTGACATTACTACTCCTTTTTAAGAACAATTAAAATTCAGTGTTTTCTTCTTCAATCTCTTCCTGAGCTTCTTTTTTTTCTACAGCCTTAATCGCAGATTCAATCTGTTCAATCATGGCTCTTTTTGACATGAGCATTGTAAGCTCAACTTCTGCAAAAACCTTCCCGAACACCTGGAGCTCTGTTTTGTTCAAAGTTTTAAGGTCCCGGTCTTTGATTTCGATGACATCAACGCCATTAATAACGTTCGGATCTTCTTTTTTATTCTCGATTTTTTCATCAACCATCTTGCCGTCTTCATCGTAATTTACCATTTTCATAACATATACAGAACCCTTCATCTTGATAACTCTCGGATTGTACCCAAGAATTCGTTTGTCGTCAATGTTCTGCATCATTTTTACTGTTTTGGCTTTTCCCATTTGACTTCCTCCTTGGAATATTTATGTTTTTTAAAAAAGAAGAGGGGACAGAGGTTCCCCCCCCCTCTCCTTCCTTTTACAATTCAGTTATCATTAATCACGCAGCCACGACACGATTAATAGTTAGCTGAATCTCTTAAACAGCAACGGCCCCTAAAACTCCAGCATATTTAGCTGAATCTTTCAAGCCTGCCATATTAATACCTACCACCTGGACCAACACTTTCAAAGTGTCAGCGGCAACAGTGTTAATTAACAATTTTGCATAATCTGCAGTTGAATAAAACTTCCTATTGGTTATCAGCGCGGCATGGGTTTCAGCATCACCCGCGATATTATCACCATAAAGAGCTGGTGTAGCACTATCGCCAATATCAAAAGTAATACCAGCACCATCCACAGTGAGAACTTTATGGACCACTGATAGAACCAGAAAATTTGCAGGAATGGTCACGACAATAACACTGTCGTCTATAGCTAAATTCCTAACAGCTCCATCGTAAACACCTTCAAGTATCTCAAGTCTCTGGGATGTCATTGCACCACGGGACCCATGAGTAGAGGGTCTAACATCGTAAGTTGTTGCCATAATTAATACTCCTTCTTTTAAAAAATTAATATACTTTTAAAATCAAATAAATCACATTTCGATTATAATGGCGGGAAAACTGTTAAATTCTCCCGCCATCAACTTAATCGGCTTATGTGTATGTACCCTTTGATGCATAAATTGTTGCCAGTGCTTCCGGTTTAACAACCTGGAATCCGTAGACGTTCAAACCACGGACGATTTTACCGAAGGTTGACTCCGCTTTCAGGGTATCCATCTCTGTCATCTGAGCAGCAAAAGTCAGTGCCATCTTATGACCGCACATGATGTTCCAGCAGTACGTACTGGAATCGAGATATTTATACAGGTTGTTACTGTTATACAGAGTAAACCGGTCAATCATGCCAAGACGGCCAGATCTCAGAGCAGAAGTTCCATCTCCTGTCATTGAAGCATCTTTAAGATCAGATTTCTTGATCATACCGGAAGCCCACGGAGGGATAATACAGAACCGGTCAGATTCCGGACAATTCTGCTCATCAAGAACAGTACCACTGTCGATAATGGTATCCAGAATGTTTTCCTTGGTCAGTTCAACCGGATCACCTTCAGCACCAAGATCGATATCGCCACTCTCAACACCAGCGGCAATACCCTGGTTCGAAGCATGCGGAAGGGCATATATCGTCTGAAGAACGTCAGTGTCAATCTCGATTTTCATCTGCTCGGAAGCATCATCCGAAAATTCGCTCATCAGCTGGATATCAGTCTGATGTTCATCAATATTGTCCAGGACAAAATCGAAATACTTCGCTTTGTCGATCAGAAGCGAAATAGTAGAAGCTTCAGGCCGCTGGTGAACAAGTGTCCCACCCTTTTCGTAATCATTAATATTTATGGTCGGGCGCTGCCGGATAATTACCTCATCTCCCTGATTTTTGATCTCACCCTCGTAGTCCGTATTGGCTATATAGGCAAGAACAGTCGCATCGTAGAGAGAGAGTATCAGATTTGTGGACCAGACCTGAGGAATAAAAGTGTTATTGTACTGAACGTAACCCTGTGCTGAATCAATCATCTTTCTTCTCCTGTAAAAACAGCGCGCAAAACCCGGCTCAAATTAGAACTTATTTTTGTACCCGGGCTAATAGCCCTGCATATTGTTTTTTATAAACTTCCATCGTTATTTTATTTGTACGTCTTTTCGCCTCCAGCGCCTTTAATGCTCCTTCAAGCTGTGCAACTGATATCTTAGCAGGACCTGACTTTAAGGATTGAACAACTGTTCTATTCCCAGACAGTTCCGGAACAACCTGTTTTAACCGCGGATCATCGCTCCCAGGAGTTTCGGCCTGAACTGTTAATCCATGATCTTTCCGGAAAGCATCAAACATGCTGACCATTCTATCGATATCTCCTGCGTTATGAGCTTCAAAAATAACCTCTTTTCTTGTTCTTCCAGAAAAAGGATCCTTTTCTTCTGCCCATATTTCCAGCTCTGCACTATCGTTAATCGCATTAAAGTCTGGAATCCTATCAATTAGTAATGCTGAATACGTCTGTTTCCCTGTTTCTTGTACCGTATTCCCCATTGCTTCCATTCTGGAGGAAAGACTGTTTACCGCAGCCTTAATATCCATAATGTCTTTTGAGCTATTATTTGAAGCGCCAGCCAGAACATCACCCGCCACATTTTTGATAAAGCTTAAAAGTTCTGGGTCAAATTCATTAAGCTGGTCCGATGTAACCAATGAACCCTGTGTTTGAGAAATAGGAACAACTGGCGCAGATTGAGGCTGGTTAGCTGAATTTTCATTTTTAGCTTTAAGCAATTCAAGAACATTTGCTTGGAGCTCTTCAACTAACTCGGTCAAACTACCTTTTTCGTCGTTCACTTTTTTCAACATCCCCCGGGCAACAGACAATTCATGAACCAAATCACCATCAGACTTTACCGCTTCTTTCGGGGTTAACCCTGCTGCAGTTTTTATCTCTTCGGCGGGGATAACCTCATCTATGGCATCAGGTATAAAAACATCTTCAGGTGTCGAAACCTCAGGAATAATTTCTTCCGGGGCTATCGCTACTGCAGCGTTTCCATCCTGATTTTTGTCTGCGTTCATTTTAGCCACAAGTGCATCCGCTTCTTTTTTTTGTTTTTTTAATCTTGATGCATGTCCCATTTTGTTCTCCTTACGACCTTTGATGTTTCAAAGCTTTCGTATTTAAAATTATTGTTTTACAGATAACCTCGTTAGAGCTTTTATCTGTGGTTAAATTTTATTTAATGTTATGCTGCCACATTATCAAGACTATTTGGCGTTAAATAAGCAACCCTTACACGCACCTTACCGCCAACTGCAAACTCTTCCGTAGCTGCGGTCGCGCCATTAGCCTGTAAACCAAAAATAGCAAGAGTTTCCCCGCTATTGACAGCCCAATCCGGAATAGCATTAGCTTTAGTATCTTTAACCATAGCAGCAAACTCAGCATACGCATCTTCGTCGCCGCCTTTGATTCCGATTCCGATTTTAGCAACAGCAGCACCACCACCACCATCTCCAGTTACTGCAACATCAATATTTCCCTGAACCGACAAAATTATATCACCCGCCGCGATCACGCATCCAGTGTCGAGTGTAACAGCGTTTGTCAAAGTCAATACTTCGTCGTAAACTTTAAGCTCAAGGCCTTCTGTTACCGTTTTACCAAGTCTGGCGACCACAGCTGCAGTCGCAGCCCCACCAGACAGTAATACCGCTCCTGAAATAGCAGAAGAAGCAGCAGCCACGGCTCCAGTAACAGTAACAGATGCCGCTGTTATAGCTCCTACAACAGCTATAGCTCCAGATACAGCAAGAGAGGTTATGGTTGCCAGTGTGTTTACAATTAAAGTGCCTATGGTGTACGTTTCTTTTCTTGACATGATTTACTCCTTTACTTATTGTTTATTATTGTTTTTTTAAATTTCTGCCCTCGTGAAAATAATATAAAAGTTCTGTTAATATTTGAATAGCCCCTTGACCTTGTCTCGCCTGGAAATCATCAACCAACACAGAATTATCAAGATTTAATTTAGTTTCGCAAGCTTCAAGCCAGTCAAAAAAATGAAGGCCATCTGGTCCACTTTTTATTCTAGCCATTTCCTGTAATAACAAACTTGTCGGCTGGATTAACTTTGTTGATCTTTTTTCTCTTTTTTTGGTCATCCTTGTCTCCCGCTCTGACCGAATAACCTGCTATCAGTTCCGGACACTGGATTACCAGCAGCATCTAATTTTTTACCAGAATTTAAGCCCCTGGGAGTTCCTTGGCTGTTCTCACCTCCAAGTGCAGCCTCTTGTTCCATGGTAATTTGCATCTGGATCTGTTCCATCATATCAGACCTTATAATCTCTTCTTCAGAAGGGACAACATTCTTTTCCATTTTTAAACCGGCAGCATTCTCTCTTAACATGTTTGCCCTGCCAATCTTACCAATAATTGCCATATCTTCAGGGTTCTGAGTAGCCTGTAAAAATTCATTTCTTCTAACCCTGACCGCTTCTTGCTCTAATAGATAATCAGAAGCTCTGGCCGCAAACTCAACATCTCCTTTGATTTCTTGGTCTTCGTCATACAACATTATCTCCAACCATTCAGCTTTAAGTGAATTTAATATAATCTGGCTATCAATGTTCCTGACAAGTAATTTTAAACCAATAGAAGCAGCGTTCATTAACATGCTTAATCCGCTGGCTGTACTGCCGGCGCTTCCTGTTTCCCCCGCTCCGCCATGAGTATATGAAGGCACACCCAACACCTCTGACGCTTCACGGCTAAAAAAGCTGTATACACCCATCAGCTCAGTAGAATGTAATGAAATATCGTGAACGTGTACTCCCTGACCACCACGGCCCTGTATATCATCTGTGGTTTGGAATATTTTCCATGGATGGATTTTGGTTATCGTTTGCTCCTGAACCGGCAACCTTGAAACATTAATCTCTACCATTGGTCCTGATGCCATACCCATATTATTAACCAACTCCCGGGCGGCCTTGTTCGCTGCCCGCTGTTTGTCATACATAACCTCAGCCGGTGCAGTTCCCCATACAGAGTCGTTTTTCTCTCTAAAACTCGTTATAAAATAATTTTTTTCACCAAGCGGGTGTGGATTAAATTCAATCTTTATAATAATCTGGTTTAATATCCAAATGTTAACCGCATATTCTTTTAACGGGTCTTTTACATCTTTTGTAAACCCGTATTCTATTAATTTTTCGCCTTGAATATTACCGGTAAACTCCCTGACCTCAAGCAAATTTTCCGGGTTTTCAGAAATTCCATCTGAACCTGTTTTGAGATCTTCCTCTTCAGTACGCAAACTCTCATCAATCTCATATCCAACATCTCCATAATCTTCTAAAACTTGCTGTATGTTTTCATCGTAGAAACCTTCAATGCCGATATAAGCCGTTAATTTTTCCCGGGTCATCGGATGAACTTCAAAAATATATCCATCGTTTACATTTTTAATACCAGGCTCAGGGAAAAAGTTAAAAGGATCTAACCTGTAATATTTACCCATTATTTCAGTAATAACTTCCGGTGAGTACCCGCCAGTTTCATCCAGCTCCCAATTTAATACTTTTTGCTGCTGATAAACAGGGCCCCTTAATATACAGCTCGGAAATGTTGATATATCATAAACAATCTCTTCGAGAGCTGTATACCAACCGCCCTTTAAAAGATTGTCGTCTACTTTTGCTGTTATTAATTTAGATTTTTTCTTTGCTTCTGTTTCTAATTCATCTTTAATCTGGCCTTCCCATTCTTCAAAGCGGTTCGCCAGTTCTTCGGTTTTGACTTCCAACTGTCCAGTCTGAAGCATAAAATTCATAGCTTCTGATGCAACCTTCTGCTGAATCATTTCCAGTGTAGACGGCGGCAACTCGGGGACCGGTGTTTCTTCTATCTTCCAATTTCTTTCCCCGGCAGGAAACAAAACATTTTTAAGCTGGGCCTCAATCGTGTTACATTTCTGGTCGGTAAGAGACATATAAATATCACAACCGCCCTGTTCATGGATTTGGGCTAAAATTTCTGGCTCATATTCACTTTTACGGGCCCTTAATATTTTAAGCATCCTCTCCGTTATTGGTCTTCTCGCTTCCTGTGCAGCAGAAAAAGCCGATTCAAGATAAGCTATCAAACCAGACAAATCTTCTACCGGAAGCTTAATAGGCAAAAAAGAGTCTAACCGCTCAGTTTCAGCTCTGTCGAGATCGGAATTGCTCTGAACATTTAATAAAGGAGACATGCAATCTCGCTTTCAATTGGTTTAAATTTCTTCTTATTACCAAAATGCTTTTCACCTAAGAAACTAACTGCTAAAAAATAAAACCTTGCCCTGGTGATTCTTAATTTTTTAAGCCATTTCCATTTAGTTTTAATTTCAATTATTTTTAACAAGTTCCGTAGAAACCTTGAATCGGCTATAATTCTATCTTCTTCTGTTATACCTACTTCATAATCCCAATCGTGGATGTTTGCAGCTTCGGACACATTCAAAAACCATATTGTTTCTGGTATAAACTTTCCCCAAAAACCCGCAGGACCGACACCATTACAAATTTTCTTTTTTATATCATAATGCGCGTTTTTATAGGCATCAGAGCTAATCAATAAAAGCTTTTCCATATATTTTTAAGAAGAAATGTTTATGTTTTCGATTTTAATACATAGGCAATTTGGTCGGCTAAAGCGTGAGAAATAATAGACTCAAATATAATGTTATCTCCAATGCGATATTTTAAATATCTCTTACTTAGGTCAAGCTCCAGGTTGACCCTGATATAATCTTTACCGATAAATTCTATAAGCAGGTCATAAGATATTTTAAAAGTCCGGTGGATACCAAGATCATCAATAAGAGGGATAAAACATTCTATGGTCAATTTGTCTGATGGAGAAGAAATAACCTCAGGAACAGCTCTTACCGCTATATTGCCGTTGATAGAAACGATATTTGCAGAAAAATCTTCATCTACTTTGCAACCACCAAACCCCAAAAAACAAAAACAAATTAAAATTATCAGTAATTTTTTCATAGCTTCCCCTTTAATTCTAAAATTACAATAAAATATCGAACTATTCTTAATTATATCTTCGATATTTTAGAAAAAACCTTAAGTTATTTCGTTTCTTAAACATGATAATTTAAATTGTTTTTTTAATTTTCCTTTAATTTCTGTTATTTTTTGTGATACCCTACCCTCAGATACTTCCAACATTTCACCTATTTTTTCCATTTTTATATCCTTAATGAAAGATTTTATGATAAATTTATCTTTAGGATTTAATCTTTCAATTAACCCAATCAAAATATCTTTGTTTTCTTTTTTTATAAAAAAATCTTCAGGTTGATAATTTCTTGTAGCATACACGTGAACATCTTCGATAAATTCAACAGGTTCAATTTTAATCTTCTTTTTTATATCTGTTCTATTTTTAATATGAACCTCTCTTAAATTATCCTGAATAGCTCCCCTTATTCGATATTCGGCATATGTTTTAAATATTACCCCTTCTTTTTCCTCATATTTTTTAATAGCATCAATTAACCCAACAACGCCGGAATTAACATGATCTCCGTATGAAACCTGCCACGATGTCAAAAAACCCTTTGCGATATAATAAACAAAACCCATATGTTTAAAAATCAACGCGTCCTGGTCTGCTTTATTTATCTCCACACCTAAACAACCCATCCAATATATTTTTTATTATTAAAATGATAAAAGAAATATTTAAAATCAAAATTCTGGTCAGCATGTTCACAAACAAAACAAATCATACCCACCCCTCCCCACATAATTATTGTTTGTTATAAGCAAACAAGATCTCATGTTCTTCAGATTCCAACTTTTCCTGAATTCCACGTTCCTCAATAACTATCAACACAAAACCCTCCCCTACACCATCACAACCCGAAAAATCTATAATCCCAGGGCCAATAGCGATATCGTTCACTCCTGCAGTCAACTTTTCCGCTATCCTCTGACAATATTCAACATGAGGCTGCTTTACACACAAAATCGCTACTTTTTTACCACTGGCAGCGCTTATTAGCGCGGATAAAACCAATTGTCTTGTCTTTTCCGGATCTTTCATGACTTACACCATTGGTTGCGAGCTTCTTCAGCAGAGTTAAAATTCTCTAAACATTTAACCAAATATTTAGACAAAATAAAATCCGGTGTATTACTCTTATTTTCAAAGCTGAATTCGTTTATTAATGATGTTAACCTTTTTTCAAAACCATCTCCCAATGTTTCACGTGGAATATTATCATCTGCCGGTTCAACTGCTGATGGATCCTCAATCTTAAATG